CCTCTGCTGTTAGAACCGCCCGGCAATGCAATATTAACTTCTTCCATGCCTAGTCTGTTACTGAGTTGAGTGCTCCACCAATTGGATAGATCTAAGCATTCACTGCCATACGTAAAGCTATCTCCGCAAGCTAATAACATATGTTATATCTTTTCCTAGTTCCAGAGTTACGTTTATTTCTGTTGTGCAGGAAGTAGATACCTATAAACACCGAGACCACTATTAATAGTAATTTCACTTACTCCGTCATCGCTAAATCTAACTCGGGTATCTCCTGGCAAGTTTAAAATTCTGCTAACTTGTTCAACTGGCCAAGCCCACCCACGAGTAAGTTTACCACCAACATCGTGTTGAAATACAAAATCTCCGGCGTGTGTGCTTACATCTCCAAAATAAAATTTTAAATCTTTGCCTTCTGTTTTAGCAACAAATGTTAGTTCTTCGCTATTAGCACTAACCATCATTTTAAGTCGTTGTATATTAATTATTGTTGGTTCGAAATCAACACTCCAATTAACACTTTTCATAATAACGCTTTTGAGCTTGTCATTAACAATATCGCTGCTCATAAAACGATAGTTGTTTTGAAAATCGCCTGTAGCATTTTCAAAGTGAATACCCACTGGAACACTTGTTCCGTTACGTTCTTGTGTGTTAATGCTCATTTTTGCATTCTCTTCGTATTCCGGAATACTAAGAATAACACTAAGAGTCTCAAGATTAGGCATTCCAAACGTGCCTATAAACTCTGTTACAGGGGTATTAAATTGTGCTTGTAAAATAACACTGCGGTCTTCTGCTAATCCATCTAGTTTAGTTTCACTGTTAGTTCCGCTAATTTTTACTAGATCAATAAATCCGAGTTTATGCGTATGTTGAACGATGTCAAGTAGATAGTCTTTCATTAATAGTTCCTTTTGTTGAAAGCTGTTTATATAGTATAGATGTATTTAGAGAATAAGTCAACTTTTATTTTTTTGTTTAATTGCTACGCCCGGGCCACTAAGTCTTTGGGTTTTTAGGACACCTGGTTTTTGTACTATCATCCAACTCCATGTCCCATCATCCGTAGTTCCATTGTCAGTTATATCATATCCCTGGCCATAAAGCATATTAGTCATAAGATTTTTTGTGCCATAACAACGAAAATTGTTAGAAAGCAATTCTAAACTACGGCGCTCTTCACAGTTGTTGTAGCTAATTAGGAATACTCCTCCTGGTCTAAGAATATTGAATATTTTTTTTGCTATGTCTTTAATAGGGTCCAATGGCATATATTCAAAACAGTTAATGCACACAGCAAGCCCTATTTGATTCTGTGGAAACTTGTCTAAGTTGTTATATATGCGTAATCTTCTTTTAGCGTAAAATTCATTAAACTTATCGCGTACAATATTTGCTACAGCTTTTCTCTCACAGTATACATACAAAGGGTCGCCGCCAACCATAATACGTGTGTATCTTCCATCAATAGGATTAGCGTCTAAAGAAGGATACTTCCAGGTGGTGTAGTATTGAATAAAGGAATTGATTTTGTTATTAAATTCTTTACTAATAAAGTTATTTAAGTTTACAGCTTCTTCATCGGTCCAGGCTTCGCCTAGTTCTAGTTTACTTTCATATGTTATATAATCGTTCTGTAATATTTGAACTTCTCGGATGTGTAGTTCATGCTGTATAGCGTTTACTAAATTTTCCTTTGTTGTTTCGAATTCTTGTTTAGCTATATCAAGTTTCTTAAGGCTGTTTAATAGTTGATTATATGCTTCTTTATTTTTCCATCGATCAATTTGGTTTTTTACAACTTGTCTATTATGGGTAATATTATCATCTATGTTAATAGAGATAGTTTTAGCTTCTCTATAGAAGTGATCAAGTAAACTATGTTTTTCGAACAATCCCTTCTTCATTTAACTATCTCCTTGTGAATATTTATATTAGCATATTATTCAAAAGAAAATAAGTTATCGAACGTATTTGCAGTTTGTGTTTGCTCTTTTAAATTCCAACCTAATACTCCTAGTAAGTTATCAATCTTTTGGTCAACAACTGCTGTTTCCATATCTAAATCATTAAATGGTAATTCTTTAAACCACGCTGGAAGCGTTGTTCCGTCCGTTGGGTAACCTACGCTAGTATATCCTAAAGGATTGGGCTTTAATTTACATACAATTGTTTTCATTCCATCAACAATTTGCATGCTGTAGTTGTCGCTGTTTAACTTCCTAAGATAATTCCAGTTCATAGCAGCACGAACATGACCTGGCATATTTGCTCTGCCTTCGCGCTTTTCCTTCGCTGTGTACATTGTAAGATTATTAACACGCTTTGGTGAGCCCTTTTCCCAACTTGGGCGCTTATGAAATTCGTGTTTAAATTGTTTAATTTTTTCTACTAAGTCGATTGCCTGTTTACCTGTCAGAACATCAAACAATATGTTACTTAAAAAATCTTGCATAACTTTTGGAGTGTCGCTGCGCTTTAGGTCGAGCCCCATTGCTTTAACTTTACCTGGCCCGCCGTCTCCGTCTTGTCTATATCCGTCTTGGTCATACATTAATACTGCATAGCGTTTTTTAGTAATATATAGCCCGCGGGTAGCAACTATCTCTCGACCCGCTCTAATAATCTCGCCGTTAACTCTTGGACAATGAAATGCTGTTTCCATAAATAAAGGAAATGTTTCATTTAAAGCATCAACTATAGTATCATATAATTGTATGCATATTTCCTTGCCCCACTTAGATCTTCCTTGTTCTACTTCTTCTTTCATTATAGGCCAAGCACTAAAGTAGACGCTATCTGTATCCCCATATATAATAACATCGCCTGTGTGATCATATTTTCCTGTTAATAAATCATTAACTTTTGCGCTCATGTGTTTAGCTATACAACGACCTGTTAGTGTAGTGGACTGCCCTATTCTGTGATCAAAAAAACGACAGCCAGGGTTGAGGATAGCGCCATATAAGCTGTTCAAATTAATCTTCATAACTAACTGCCGTTTATCCCAAAATGCCTTTTCTTCAGCTGTTGTTGCTTCATGCATTTTTTTCTGCATATCCTTGCGTTTTTCGTACCACTGTTCTAATAGTCCTGGTATAATACCTTTCTTTTTATGGGTAAAAATTGTACCGTTAGCACTAAGTATCCATGGATTATTACTATCAAAAACAAGTCTCCAAACATCATAAGCACTTAGGGTATCATTATCTCCTTTCTCCCAATCAATAGTAATTTCAGTGCCTTTTTCTCCTGCCATAACAGCTTGATATTCTTTGCTACCAAATTCACCCTCCCATGCTTCAGCAAAACTTTTTTTCTTGTCTATTTTAGTCTTAATAGCATGATCTGTTAATGTAGGCCGCAATTGCCCAATTACTGTTTCTGGTGCCATATTTAATGCACGAATAACGCCTGGATATAGGCTGTTTATATCAATTGAACCAATCCATTCATGCATGCCTTTTTTTGGGTGAGCGACATAAGCGCCTGCTGCTGTAGTTGGTTCGCCGTCTCTATTGCGGCGTTTAGGAACAATTAACCCTTGTTTGTGAGCCTCGTTAATTATTGCTTGCTCCACAATAGCAACAGTGCCCATTGTAGCTTGTAACAAAACCGTATTAGTATGTGCAAGTTCATTAACCAACTCAATAAGTTTTAATTTCTTATCTAGCTTGTGTAACAGCACACAATCTTGTCTGTTGTAATCTATAAATGTGTAAAAATCTTTATTATATAGTTGATCTAATGTGCCTTCATATGCAATCTTACGTTCGCTAAGTTCATAATCACCAATTGCATCTAAACTGTAACTATGCATTTCGTGGTATGTGAATTTTCGATACAACTGCATATAGTCTAGATGTTGTCTACCTATTAGATCAAACGTCATGTTCTCTGCACCAAAACGTTCAAATGTTCTTTTTCTAGGATATTGCCCCCATAAGCAAAATTTACGTGTATCGTCTTTGCTTAGTACTCGGGTAATACGTTGTATTGTATATGGAATGTCGTATCCTTCAGAATTCCAGCCACTTAATATATCAGCATCTTCAATTAGTTCTAAAAATGCCTTTAGAAGATCTGCTTCATTATCAAACAAAAATGTATTATCAAATGGCTTAACAATATCGTTAGCACTTTCTATGCTCAGACTTTTAGGTGGAATTGCCAGCGTAATAAGCTTATTACGCTGATCCATCCAGTCTAAATAAAGTGAGATTGCTGTAATAGAGTTAAATGGATCTTCTGGTGTTGAGTACCCACGTTCCGGATCAAAATCCACTTCAATGTCAAAGAAGCATACTTGTAAGTCTGGAGCGTCAACACCAAGATAATTATTAGCAAGACAACGAAAAACTGGGTTAAGATCACTTTCCCATAATCCTCTTTTGCTATGAAGTTTTAGTTCTTTTTTAAACTCTTTATTACTATGTGTAGTAAACCGACTTACAGGATTACCATAAATTGTTTGAAATTTGCCGCGCGGATCATTATAATAAAACACATAATTAGCCGGAAAGTCTTTATACTCTCTCTTGCCATTTATACGCTCAACTACATAAATCTTGTTGTAGTCTCTATCGAGGTGGGCGTCTACGTAAGACATGTATGTATTTTAATGTAGTTTTCCAACAGTAGCAAGAATATTTTCTAATTCTGCTAAATCTTCGCTGTGGCGAGCAAAATCTGCTTTGTACGCTGTACGTACAGCTTTTTTAAGAACTGAAGATTTAAGTTGCATTTCTTCAGCAACTGCTTTTACTGTGTCATTGAGCCCTTCATTTAAGTCCTCAACCTCTTGCATTACAGTAAGTCCTTCGTTAATAAGGGTTGTTAGTTTGGCTTTCTCTTCTGGATTGAAAACTCGATCGCCTGCACTCATTTAGATTTCCTAGCGGTTACTCGATAAACGATGTCACCGTCCTCTTCAGTTTGATTCACGTGATTATCTTCTTTGTTAAAACGAAGCGTAAGCTCAGAACAATTACTAGTAAATGATTCTTTACTATTTCGAAATTTGCCAGCTTTAGTAAAGGCGGCTAGGCCCCTAGGGGCCATTAAACGGCCCCTATTAGGGGCCGTTAGCATAAAACGTTGCATGGAGTACTCCTGTTTATGAAATCTTTAATATGCTACTATTATAAACGTTTATTAGCATTGTGTCAACGTTTAATTACTTTTAATTTTTGGTTTTGGGCATTAATTTCTGGTGAGGAAAGTCGTATATTCTTAATTCAAACTTCTCGATATGGGTACCTTTTCTTTTTGCTTTAACAACTTTTTGTGCAAATTCTCCTATTTGTCGAATGCCCTTTTGTGATCTTTTTCTTGCTATTTCTAACTTCTTAGCCTGTTCTTTATTATATAAAAATCTATACAATTTATCGTCGCCTTTTATTATAACCCAAAGAGTAATATATTTTTGTTTATTAAGTCGATCAACTCTGTGTATTAGATATGTCCATTTTCCTTCTGGCGGGCCATATTGTGGTTTACCAATAAAATCCTTATTAGTATCAAAACTAATATAAATCGCTGCGAATACAATTGGAACTATTAAATATTTTTGCCAACCCCTTTTCATGAAAAAAGGAATAAAACACGCGAAACCAGCAAATACCCAAATCATCATTAGCTGAGTTGTACTGTAATTAAAATCTAAAAATTCAAACATCATGGTCCTATTGTGCCCATTCCACCCCGCGACCATTTTTGTCTCGTACTACCCGTGGCATTGATTATCATTTGATTTGTTTCTTTAACAGTCACATTTTCGTCGGCGTCGACTTTAAATTCAAATATATGTATCTCTTGTCCCTGGG